TGGAAACGCCTGAGCGTGATCTACAAAGGCACGGCTCCACACATTGATCCGGGTGCGCTCACTGCACCGATTGAGGCGCGGCCCTCGTCGGCGGAGACAATCAGTGAGCCGGTTGATGTGCCGGGCGCGGATGACATGGTGCGCAAGGTTGAAGGCGCTCCCGAAATTCACCCCGCGTTCCGAAGACAGATGAAGCGATGAAACGCAAAAAGCCGAAAGGCCGGAGGATAGTCCGATGACATCTCAATCCGTCGAAACACATTCTGCAATGGGCGGCTTGCGCGACTTGTCGCAATACAGCGCCAACGATCTGGCGAAGATGCCTCCGTTGCTTTGTGAAGCGTTCAAGCGTCTGCAAGCTGCGCAGGCGCGGGTGATCGCGCTCACGGCGGAGCATGGCGAAACAAAAAAGCGAATAGCCGAGTGTGATCGGCTCACCGACGATCTTATCCGCGCTCAAGAGCAAGACTTTCCAAAAATAAGTGCAATCGAAGCTCAGCGCGCCGTCATCGAGGCGACACGGCTCAAGTAAATTCTAAACACGGCGTGGGCGATACCGCCGCGAGAGCCCCGGCCAAAGATCGCTAACCCCTTTCGAGGCCGGGGCGAGTTTCTAGCAGCAAAAAGGTGAAGCATGACTGACATAGCAATCGACGGCACACACCGAAAAGGTGTCTGCAAAATGTACGACAGCAAAAGGGGCTTCGGCTTCATAACCGATCACGCGACGGGGAAAGACGTGTTCTGCCACGTGTCCGAATTACAGCGCGCAAACATACCGGAGCAGGCTTTTTTCCGGGGCGTTGAATTGAGCTTCGTGCTTATTCCGGGCAACTCGAAGGGTCCGCGATGTGCGGAGCTTGAACTGATCTAAGAGAAACGCCTTCGACCCTAAAGGGCAATCAAGGCGAGAGCGGGCGCGGTGAACAGCGTGGGGACGCTTCCGGCACTACGCCCGCGAGTTAGTAGCCCGCATGGCGGGTGAGCAAGAGGGCGGTGTGGCGTGTGCCTCCCGCTGTGCCGCCCTCGAAGCTCCACAACACGAAAGGACTTGAGCTATGACCGAAACGCAACAGACTGAGAAGCCGACGCGGGAATGGTACGGCGAGCAACTCACCGCCATTGATGCTGAGAAGCAAGCCGCGACACAGCAAGAGCGTGAGCTTCGCGGCGAAATCCAGCGAGCGGAAGCGGAGCTTGAAGTTGCGCACCGCGATTTCGCGGCGGGGGGAAAGAAGCCGACGCACGGCGACCTAGTACGCGCCATGACGGCAGCGGACGCTGAGACCAAGCTCAAGCAACAGCGCGGCGAGCTTCCGGTACGTGCAGCGGCGCGTCCGGCTAGCAATTTGGATGCTAGCGCCATCGCAAGCAAGGGCAACAGCATCGAAAGTCCGCACGGTTCGGCCTTTCGTCGCGGGGCCTCACCTAATCGCGGGCCGAAGTTGCCATCCGACCGATAACGAAAGGAAGTCCCCATGTGGAAACTTCACGCCATCCGCTTCGCCGCCCTCCTCGCGCTCATGGTCGCGGCTGTGACCGTCAACACAATGGTCAATGGTCCACGTCCGACTGAGGCCGCACCGATGGCCAATGACCGGCCAATCGCGGGTGAGACCGCGATGCAATCGCTCGCCGCTGAGCCAAGATACACGGCGGATGGCAAATACATCGGGGAGCCGGTGAAAGCGCCGACGAAGGTGAAGACTGTGAAGGCGACGAAGCATCGCCACAAGGTCAAGCATCATGTGCGCCATCATGCGAAGCATCATGTGCGCCACGTCGTGAAGCATCACGCGAAGCGGCACAGGGTCAAAGCTGCACAGCACCACAAGATGAAAGCGGCTCCGGCACGCTCCACGACATCAAAAGCCGGTGTGCGTCATGTGACGCACGACAGCAAAGCTAAAGCGCCGATGACCCTTGCGGAGAAAAAGGAACGCTGCACACCGGATGTGATCCGGTTGTGTGCGGCTGAAATTCCGAACCGCGACAAGATCGTCGCGTGCTTAAAGGCAAACCGCGCTCAACTCTCTAAGGCTTGCGCGCCCGTCTTCGCGGACGCGACACCGTTTCACATGCGGAGTTGAGCCTATGCCAATCGTTAACACCGGGCGAGCGCCCCTCAAGCTTTTTGCCGGACAACTCGGCAAGTCTGGCCGTCGCACACCACTGCAACGAGTGAGCCAACGCGAAGCGTCTCGCAAACACCGCGAAGCCATACGCAAGGTGGCGGAGCGTGCCACCCCTTCGGCCATTCCGTACAGCGTGCGCAACGCAATCAGTCAGGCGCAAGAGCGGGCAATCAGTAGCGCGCCGGGCGCGGAGCGAAGCGCACATCTCGACAGGCTTATAGGGCTTAACCGATGAAGCTGATCTCTCGACAAGCGGCGAAGCGGCGCGGGTTGAAGCGATACTTCACCGGCAAGTCGTGCGCTCATGGGCACGTTGCCGAGCGTCTTGTTTCGATCTGTAAGTGTGTCGAGTGCAATCGGATTGAGAACGCACAATATCACCGGACTGAGGGGGGCCGATTAAATCGCCGGGCGCGCAATGCACGATACTATCGTACTGAGAAAGGCCGAATAGGTCATCGAGTGTGCGCCGCACGCCATCGACAGACTGAAAAATATCAAATCAGTCATCGGACAAGCGTTGCGCGGTATCAGCGAACGCCCAATGGCCGGGAGACTTCATGGAAGTATAACCACAGCCCTCGCGGTCGTGAAAATATAAGACGGCGCGATCACAGCCCTCTCGGGCATGAGCGCGACTGGCGAAACCGCCGCAAAAAAGCGGAGGCACGCCGCGCATGAAGCTCACATTCAAAAGCGAGAGCGGAGACTGGCAGCCCTACATGGACGGCAAAAAAGTTTTGCTTTGTCCTTTCCCGGGAAGTCAGGATGCTTTCATCCGCTCGCCCGATTACGAGATTTTATTTTCCGGGCCTAGGGCAGTAGGTAAGACCCTAGCGTTGCTCATGGCCTATTGGGCGCACGTAGGCCGGGGATTTGGCCGCGACTGGAAAGGCGTTATCCTTCGTCCGACCGTTCCCGAATTAAAAGAGATCGAGGCGCTCTCGCTCAAGTACACGCAACGGCTTTTTCCGGGCGCGCTCTACAACATTTTGAGCCATACGTGGACGTTCCCCGGTGGCGAGAGCCTTGTGTTCGCACCGTTCGCGGTGCCCGCCGATTTTGCGCGGTTCCATGGCCACGCATATTCGTTCATCGGATGGGAAGAGTTGTCGCTGTGGCCTACCGACGAGTGCTATCGCGCAATGATGGCGGTGCATCGCTCGACTAATCCCCGCGTGCCGAAGTTGCTACGCTCCACGACTAACCCGCACGGCGTCGGCTTCCAATGGCTACGCGAACGCTTCATGCCTGACAGCGTGCCGGACGGCGTGACCGTAGGGCCTGCAATTCAAATTCCAAATTTGAGCGGCGAGCCGTCCGGGCTAGTGCGGCGATTGATCCGGGGCTATAGGGGCGAAAACTGCCTTATGCAGATGACGGATAAACTTTACGAGCAACGTTTGCTAGATGCGACTGAGGGAGACAAGGCGAAGAGGGCGGCTTGGCTTGAGGGATCATGGCTTGAGCCGAGCGGCTCGCTACTGGGTGACGCATGGGAGGAAGCCAAGCAACACGCACAGGTGCCGAACTTTGAAATTCCAGACGGCGAATATGTGAGCATGACGTTCGACATGGGCACCGCCGCACCGTGGGCAACGCTGTACTTTTGGCAAGCGCACGGCGAGCGCCTCTACTTTCACAAGGGCTCACGCCTCGACTACATAGACACGATACCCGGGGACATCTTCATTCACTCTGAGATTTATGGGTGGTCTGGCAAGAGTAATTCCGGCTGCTACGCAACGCCGAACGAAATCGCAAAGCGGATACTCGCTTACGAGCGCAATCAGGGATGGCTTGTCACCGGCACGCGGCCCCGCGTGCGCTATCGCGTAGCGGATGACAGCATTTTCCCCGGGCGCTCTAACCCCCACATCGGTGCCAGCACTGCCGCCGATCTTGAGCGAGCGGGCATTGTGTTTCCCGAAGAGTACCGCGTCAAAAAAGACCCGGGCACGCGCATTGAAGGCTACCGTCAGATACGTCAGGGTTTTATGGCGGCAATTCCGAAGGGCGGGCGTCGGGAGTTTCCCGGGCTCTTCATCGCGGATCAATGCACGCATGTCTTGCGCACAGTGCCATCGCTTCCGCGTGATCCGAATAATTTTGACGATAGCGACCCGCGTGCCGAAGATCACTTGGCCGACTGCGTGCGCTACAGATTATTAGCGGACCTTGGTCCGCGTATCTCTTTCCGTAGGAGAACAATATGAGCAAGCTTCACCTAATCCCCGAGCTACTCAATCAACTTGTCGAGACGCCCGACATCGCGTCGGCTTCGCGCAGGGTGGGAGTGAGCGAACGCATTGTGCATCAATGGACGGTGCAGTCACGCGGCGGCAAGCCTGAGCTTCAAGAGATCGAGTTCATGGGGGTGATCGCGCCATTCCACATTCATCGGGAGAACGCCCGGCGCTTGAGCGTTGACGCACTTGAGGCTGCCTTCCTTGATCGTTGCCGCAACGGCTTCTATGTCGGGAGCTACTACAAGGGGGAGCCGGTATTTCGTAAGGACGAAAGGATCATCCGCGAACTTGGTCCCGAACCTGATCCGCAACTTTGCATGATGCTCTTCGGCCAATTAGACGCCGATCTCCGCGACGAAGACGGCAACCGCGTGCAGGTCATGCAGCACATGAAGCCATCCGAACAAGCGGTGCAAGCCGCGCTTCAACACTGGCGCAACTATGCGGCGCGCACTCAAGTGGACGTGAGCGTCGGCGGAGTGCTTCGCGTTGACAGCGCACAGCCGACTAAGTTGATCGAGCAAAAACCCACCGAAGCGTTTGAAGACAGCACGGCAGGAATTGAAGCCGACAACGCGGGCAACTTCCTCGCCGTGCATCGTGAAGCGAAGACGCAAGACGAGATGACCATGTGGCAAAAAGACGGGGTTTTTGCGCCCGCTGCAATCGACTTTGAAGCCGAAGACGGCACCGTGACCACGATCAAGCAGGACATCGCACCGCCCGCCGCTGCACTCGCCGCGCCACCTGGGCCGGACAACTCAAGTGACCCGGTTGAGATGACCACGGCAAGCGCCACGCCTGAGACGGCGGAACCGACGCAATCGGGCAAGAGCGCCTTGCGCGCCGATCTTGAGGCGCGACTAGCCGCGCTCAAGACACGCGGGCCGGTGAACGCTCACCCGCGTGCGGCTGTGCCAGTATCCAAGCCGGACGATGAACCGCCACCGCCGCCCGCGCCGGAAGCGCCCGTGCATGTCGCACCGCCTCAGCCGGTGCCCGAAGATGATCCGCAGTCCGGCCAGCGCGTGCCGCCATCTCAGCGCGTTGATCGGCCCGGCTTGGGGGCTGGCACCGTACCGGGCGGCGGGTACAAAACTAGTTAAGGAGGCCATAGAAAAGCCACAATCGAAGAGGATAGATCACGACGTTCCGCGTATTCCTGCCTGTTCTCGCTGGATGATGCCCCTCATAAAACAGGGCGTTACAGTCGAGCGGCCTCAAGAGGGCTGGCGCAAGGGTCGGGACAAGCCTTCACTCCACGCGGCGGACGCGCACGGGGTGCCTTCAACACAAAGGAACAACCGATGCGTACACCTATTTCATGTTCCAATCTTGTCGCCGCCGATGATCTGATCGTCAACGCGCTTGCGCTTGTCGATAAGACCAACGCCCCCGCGTGGGTGAGCGATTGGCTTGTCCAAATCTCCAATGAACTTCATCGGCAGTACATCGCGGCCCGTCGCAACGGCGGGTGTGCGTCGTGAGCAACCCCGCTCAACATTTTGTCTATCGCTATTTCGATGTAGTCGGTCAACTGCTGTACGTCGGTATATCGGCGGCTCCCGGTATGCGGCTGCAACAACACGCGGGTGAGCATTGGCGATGGTTTGATGAAGTCGCAACGATAACTCTTGAACGCTACCCGACGAGATTGGCCGCTGAGAGTGCCGAGCGCGATATAATCTATAAAGAAAATCCGCTGCACAACAAACGTCGGTGGAACGGCAACGGGCGGATACAGAAAAACTATTGCTCAGCCTCGTCACGGGCTATGGGCCTGCGCGAAGCGCAGTTATTTGATCGTGATGTTCGCCGCGCACTGAGCGAGTGCAAGCACAATCGGGTGTCAGCATGTCAGTGAACGATGCCGAACTGATCGCCGCGTTCCGCTTCTATAAGGAAGCCGACGCACTAGAGCATGAAGGTTTGATCTCGATTGACCCCGATGATAACTCGATCACTGCCGAGCAACCGAACGATGACCGAGTAATAGCGTTTCAGGCGAAGCCGCTGCCACCTGTGGCGCTAGTCCGGCGCGCTGCGCTGCTGGACGAAGCAATTCAGATGACGGTGGACGCGACGGTCCCGTCACGGCCCAAGGTAGCTACTGCGGCGCGGCAGTTTGCCGACAATATCTTGACGCTCACCGACGATGAAGTAGACGCGGCCATTGAGTATCTCAGTGGTGGGATGGTCACGAAACATTGAAGGTGACATGATGGCAAAGACAGCTACGAAGACGACGCTAAAGCTAGTCGCAAGCGGCGGTGTGCCGACTGATCGTCGGCAGGAACTTAGTTCAATCCTTCTCGATATCAAAGCGGCGAAGCTCGCTCTCAGCAACGCCTTGCACAATGCTCAAGTGACGCGGGAGCAACGCAACTTTCAAATCTCTAAGGCGGCACGCTTCAAAGCGGAAGCCGCCGCCGTTGCCGATCCGCTTGAGTGGGCCGACTTGACCGCGCAACAGCAAGAGGCTGAGACCACGGCGAGCAAGCGAGAGGCCGAAGCATTGGAGCATGACGCGAAGGCAACCGCGCTCCAAACCAAGATCACCCGGCTACGTTCGCGGATTATGCAAATTCGGAAGGCAGCGCCGGACCCGACATTGCATGTCGAAGACGTGCGGGCCATCATGCACGACCTTGTACGGCAAACGCCTTTTGGCAAAACCGCCGTAAGCAAAATTCTGGCGACCGAAGGCAATGGCGCGCTGTGCGTGTCGGCGCTCTCGCCCGAATACTTCGGCGTGGTTGCCGCCGCCGCAATCGAGCGGATGAAGTCTGCAAAGTAAAAGGAAGCGCGCCATGCTCGACAAAACAAAACCGAACGGCGACACGGCGCTTGAGTATCTCAAGGCAAATCCCGATTGCCATATTTTTCCGATCACGCCGCTCGCCAAGTACCCGCCTTGCTTCTCCGACAACTTGAAACGGGCGAGCAATGATCCGGCGCAAATCAAAAAATGGGCCGCTCGCTTTCCGGGCTGTAACTGGGGCCTCGCTTGCGCGAAGTCCAATCGTATAGTTGTGGACGTTGACACGAAGCCTGGCAAAGTCGGGCGCGATACGTTTCACGCGCTCGCTGTGAAGCACAAGGCGCAAGGTGGGTTTGCGAAGACATTCACCGCGTCAACGCCGACAGGTGGAACACATCTCTATTATAAGTGCGAGCCGGGCCAGCATGTGAACGCGCTCGGCAAGTCCGGCTTTGGCCCGGACGTTGACAGCACAAATTATGTTTTGCTGCCCGGCTGCAAGCTTGCCGATGGCACCGGCTATGCTGTGAAGTATCAAGCCGCCGTTGCCGATGCACCGGAATGGTTTTTTGAGTATCTCAAAAAGCGCGAGAAGTCCGAACACGCGCCGGACGCCGCTCCTGTTGTCGATCTCGACACGCCCGGCCATATCGAGTGGGCCATTCACTTCCTGAAAAACGATGCACCACCGGCCATTGAGGGCAGGGGCGGAGAGGCGACCACGTTGCAGGTTGCGGGCGTGTTGAAGGATTACGGCATAAGCCGCGACATGGCGAAGATGTTGATGGCGGAGCATTACAACGTGCCGGGAACATGCGACCCGGAATGGAGCGGCACCGATCTCGACAAAAAAGTTGACAACGCTTTTGACTATCTGGCTGAGACCGCGCCCGGCCAAGCGACGGCGGAAGCGCAATTCCCGCCGCTCACCGCCGAAGAGACCGCCGACATTGCCGCGACCATCATAAAGGACGCGGGCGTCACCGCCGAAGAGATCACCGCACAGCGAACCGAATTGAAGCCGCCGCCGATGACGCCGCAACGGCTGGCAAAGGAATGGGTATGGGTGGCCGGACAAAAGCGTTTCATCCGATGCCGCGACGGCTGGCGCATTGACCGGGAAGGCTTTGACAGCCTCTACAATTATTTGTGCAAGCCCTCGATTTCACGGGCGCTCTTCTCTCGCCGCCTGAGTATCAAGCGCCTTGAGAACATGGTGTTCCGCCCGGGCAATCCTGAGATCACCGGGAGCGACTATAACCTGTGGCGACCATCGGCAATCGTGCCGAAAGAAGGTGACACAAAATTCTGGAATGAGCATCTCGAATACCTTTTCCCGAACAAGCGCGACCGCGATCACGTCTTGAACTGGATGGCGTGGGTCTACCGCAATCAATCGCTCAAGCCGAACCATGCGCTACTGATCGTCGGTGAAGAGCATGGCGCGGGCAAGAGCATCATCGCCCGCATATTCGAGCAACTCATAGGCGTGCCGAACACGCAACGCCCGAAAAACTCTTCACTCAAGGGTGACTTCAACGCATGGGCCGTACAGTGCAAGCTCGCTATCATTGAAGAGTTGATGCAGATCGGTCGCCGCGAAGTGGCGAACGAATTGCGCAACATCATCACCGAACCTTTCGTGGAAGTGAACATCAAAAATGTTTCCGCGTACCTGATCGAGAACTACATGGCGATGATCGCCATCTCTAATCACGTTGACGCACTGCCGCTTGAAGAGAGCGACCGCCGATGGCTTGTGGTCCGCACCGATGCGGAGAAGCAACCGTTTGAGTTCTACAATCCGATCTTTAGCGTGCTGCGCAGCCCCGACGCGCTCGCTGCCCTAGCCTATGAGCTACAGCACCGCGACACCGGCACCTATGACGGGCGCGGCGAAGCGCCGATCACCGAAGCCAAGGCCGAGATGCAAGGATACGCTACGGGGGGCTTGCTCACTTGGCTACGCGACAACGCCGACACCTTCCCGCCAATTGTCAATATCAAGACTGACATTCTCGGCACCGCCGACGCGGCGGAATACGTGAAAGAGGCGGGAGGCCCGACTAAAGCTGAAAAGATTGTTGCAGCGTTCCTTCGCAAGTCGCTCAAGGGTGTGCCACTCGGCAATCATTCCTTCGGCAGACAGCACCGCTTGAGGCTATGGGCCATCAATGGGCACGCGACCCGGCTGCAAGCGATGACCGCCGAAACCCGCGTGCGTGAGTATCAAGCGCAGCGCGACACAGCGACGGCGGAGATAGCAGCGGAAGCCGGAGCGCAAGCCGCCGAAGACTTCGGAGCCGGAGGCGATGACGACATAGACGTTCGGCTCGGGTTGACCTAACCGGGATGGTGGCCGCACCTAAAGCAGGCGCAAGCTAGGGTGGACTGGGCCGAAGCCGCTGCGCATCGGCGGACAGGTGTTGAAGGGCTACACTCGAACGCTGCCCGACCCGCTCGCCTAACCGGCGCGGACGGCGAACGCCGACGCATTGACGCTGACACCCCTACGGATGCCGAGCGATGGCAGCAACCGCTCCGGCGCAATGTAGGATGCCGGGAAGTGTCGGCGCTCCCGGTCAAACGTGTCCGGCGAGCTTCCGTCATGGTGTGTCACGCGCCAGTAGCGCGAGAGCGGCTCAACCCCGATGCGAACGTCTTCAAGATGGCAGTGCATGAAGCCGTCGCCCATGGGGATGTCGAGACTGCCGCCGTGTGATGCGAGCATGTCACAGATTTGGCGGTCAATCAGTCGGCAGTGCGTTTCGAGCCCATGATATTGCTGTGAGGCTTTCGCTTTCGCCGCTTGCAACACTTCGCTGCGGTGGAGCAATTCGAGCATGTGAGACTGCGCTTCCGTTCGCGTATTCTGGCGCGGCGGTGTGCGGTGTGCGGGGACCGGGTACATGGCTAGTCATCCTTCCCGATGCGGCGCTCTTCAAGCGGCGGGCAGGGCACTTCGGTGCAGGGCTCATAGATGCCGCCGACAGAATGGCCGTGAAATTCAAGGTGCAGCATCTTGGGGCTCACGTAGCCGCCCGGTCTGCCGATAGGAATTTCGCGCCAACGGATCACGGGCCGATCACGATGCCGCCCCGCATTGATGCCGCCATATTCCATCGCTTCTTGTGAGTGAGCTTGTATGGCGAACGCCGCGCACAGCGCCACAATGGCCACGATGAACGCCGCAATTCGGAGAGTTCGGTGTGTCATGCTGCGGCCCTCCGCTCATTGACACCGATTGGCGGCTCTAAAAGCGATTGAACACTCGCCTTGAATTTTTCGGTCATGCCATCAACCGCCGCGATCACATCGCAACCGAAATGCACGTTGATGGTCTCGCGGGTGATATGGTCCGCGTCACCTTTGGCCGCGCCATAATAGGTGATCGTGAACGTGTCAGTAGTTTCGACAGGCAACGGCGGCTTCAAATTAGCTGCATAGGTTTTCAGCGCCGCGCCGACACGCTTTAGATTTTCCGATGATTGCGGCTTGTCTGAAACGCGCTTGATCTCGTAGGCGCGAATTGTCCGCGCCGTTGCGTCATAGGTCAAAAGATCAACTTGCACGCGGTGATCCGCGAATTGAAAATCTCCCTCACCCCAGACCGTGAAGCCATCGCGGCCATGCAAGCAATCCTTGATAGCGTGTTCGATCAGACGGCCATGTTCGGCAATCGCCATGTGTGCAATGTCATGGATTTTTGTTTGCGTCGTGGTCAAGATCGGGTCTTGCACGAAGTGCCGGTCTTTCATGCGACCGAACCAAGCCGAGATCAGGTCTAAAATATCTTGGGTCGCATGGTGCGAAATTTCTTTTTCGCCCCCGGTGTATTCGTGCGATATGAAGTCATGCGGTGGACGATCATCGGTGGCGACTTGCGGGGCGGGCAGGATGCCGCCGTCAACGCGACGGCCAAAAATCCCGCCCGGATAGTCTGGGTGTGCTAAGGTGTCGAGACGTACAAGCCCGGCAGCCGCAACACGCGACTTGCCGCGCTCATAGTCGATAATCAGGTAAAGCACCGCCGCTATAACAATCGCCAGCAGCAGAATTATCAAAGCCTCTTGGGTCACGGATTTTCTCCATCGGTTGCACTACTTCAAGTCGGGGAGCGACGGCGTTTTGCAGATCGCAAAGCCGAACGAAAGCTTCGCGCTCGCGCTCGCGGGCCGCGCATAGCTTGTCAACGGCGGCATAGCGTGCAGTCGCAAGCCGGTTTTTTATTTCAATGGGAGTGGCGTAGCTTGTATGGGCAGCCGCTATGATCTTTTCCGCGCCAACCAATTCATTGATCGCTTCGCGCAATCGGTCTCCAAAAAAGTCCACATCCCGATCAACACTTTTAAGCTCCGCCAGATAATCGGCGCGCTCTCTTTCGGTCAGTGGTTTGCGAACTGACATGGCCTAGGCTCCGCCCCCAAGCAATGTCATGCCGATCACATAGATAAAGGCGGCAACCGAAACGCCGAAAAAGATGGTGCGAAATTCGACGGCTAACAGGATCAGTAGCAAGCCGAAAAAAATCACACCGCGAACGTGGCGACTAGGAGCCGGAGCGATGTCCGCCGCCGCTGCCGTCGCCGTCGCCGCTACGGTTGCCGCCACGGTTGCGCGAGCGTGCGCCCGGTTCATGCGCCCGCCGACGCCAACTCTAAGACTGCGCAAGAGCGCGCTGCTAAGTCCGGCGAACGGTCGAATACTTCCGAAAAGATATGCCATTAGATTTGCTCCCTTCAATCTGTTGCGCTGACTGTGGATGACACCGAAGACAACGAGCCGAACGGAATAAAAAGCGGCTCGCTTGCCGTCACGACAATGGTCACGGTCTGAGACGGCGGCACGCCGTTGATGGTCACGTTGATGGTCGCGGTGACATCGTTCAAAAACACCGCCGACCGATTGGCCATGAAGACAGCGTTTGCAACCGTTGTCGGATTGCCACCGCCCGCCATCGCTCTTGACGCGGCGGCTGCGCTGGCGAACGCGGCGAACTGTGTGCCGTTCGCAAGATAGATTTTTTGCGCCAAGCCGAGCCCGGCAATCATCGCGGGCACCATCGCGGCCATGATGATCGCGGCTTCAATGGCGACAACCGCTCTAGTCTCGCGCCGAAATACTGCGGCTTGACGCCGCAAGAATGAGAGCCATCGTGCGAGCCGTTGCGCTTTGCGCGTGTGGGGTTGCCGTTGCGGGCCGGGCGCTTTGTAGAGCGTCGGATGCTTTCGGATCATGTGCCATCCCCTACGCAAATAAATCCGATGCAGGCGTAGTGCAGCGCGAGTGCTTTTCCTTTTTCCGACTGCGGGAGATACATCCAGACTTGATTGAGCTTCTCAGCGCCGTAGGGCTTCGCGCCCTTGAGGCCGTACACCCTGCACAGCGCGATTGCCTCAGCTTGCGAATTGCAGCGCGTGAAGATGCAGAGGATTGGCTCAGTGCGCAGCGGGCCGGAATTGACGCTCCGGCCCGCCACGTCTTCAAAGCGGTTGCGACTGCGGAAGGAACTAACCGTGGGCACAGCCGCTGTGCTGGAATTATTTTTCACGACACCGCCCGCATGTCGCGCAAGGCGCGGGTGGTCGCGTTCAATGCGTTGTAAAGCTCAACCGGGCTCAGCACGCCCGCTCGAAATCTGATCGTGACACTGCGGTCACGATACTTCACGACAGCGCAATGACCGCGTGCGCTGTGCGAGAACTTCACCGCTGCCGCGTGAACGTCGCAAGCGAGCTTGACCGCCCGCCGAACGTGTCGCGGAAAATACTTGTGCGTTTCCATCCGATTTTGCCTTTCAGTGAGCCCGTCAACGCTCTAGAGCCCCTGCCCAAGTGGCCCGCCCCCGCGTCAACGGGGGCGGGCTGCGCCTTGTGTTAGTTGTGAGCGTCGAGCGCGGCTGACACTTTCGTGAACGTAGTATTCAGCGAAGTGCCGACGCCGTTCACGGCTACGATAACCGCGACGGCAACACCCGCCGCGATCAGACCGTACTCAATCGCGGTGGCAGCGTTTTCGTCCGCGAAAAACTTGCTCAATGTCTTCATGCTCTCTTCTCCATTTTGATCGCTCGATTGAGCCATCTATGAGGGCGTCCTTTCCGAGCGCCCCTTAGATGGTTCACGCGGCGGTAGCAGACGCGGCGGGCGTCTTTCGGCAGATCGCTTCAACTTCGGAATAGCCGCGTGTGCAGATCAGCAACGCGGTCACGTTGAAAACGCATTGCGCGTCACGGTGATTGACCGCCAGCAGCGCCGTTGATGCGCCCACAAAAAATTCAATCGCGTTTCGGTCGCGGGTTTTGCCTTTCCAGCCTTGCGCGCCCGCACGCGAAGCGAAATCATGTGCAAGGTGAGAGAGTGTGGGATTTACTTCGGTCATGGCTCAATCCTCCATCGCCACGCCCTCTAGGAGCGGGGCAGCCTTGTGGAATGTCGGGTGAACTACGTTGCTGAGATCGCGGACGGTGCGAGCGCGCCGATACCAGTCGGGATAGGCTTGTTCATTGAGAGCCGAGCGCCACTTCGCAATCTCGATCTCTTCGGCGCTCTCACGCGCCCATGCGGTGCGGCCCATGTGGACGCCACAAAAGAATGTCCCGCTCAGCGCGGCGACAAACGCGGCGAATTGCATTGCTTCACTCATTTTCGGTTCCTTTCAGTGGGGCGCGTCAACGCCCGTGGGGTTAAGCTATCGTCGGTTGCCTCAACTTCGGAATGAGAAGCGCGGCGATCAGTAGAGCGGTGAGAGTGCAAAGTGCGAGCATCGGATGTTCCTTTCAGTGCGCCCGTCAAAGCGCGTTTCAGTTTTCAGGCAACTAGCCTCAGTGCATCGTCGGGGTTGTCGATTTTCAGTCTCAGGAATGTCTTCTCAGCGGTCACGGTGCGCCGGATGACGGCGAGCGTGAGCCATACGCGGCCCGCTGGCGCAACGCGCAAGTGCGAGCGGCGCTTCGCCTCTTCGGCTGTCAACAGCCTTTGGATTTTCATCGGAAGTCCCTTTCAGTCCGGCTCGTCAAAGCCGTTGACATCTACATAGGCTCACCCCCAAAAAGTGCCAGCAAGATCGCCGGGCATGGTTAGCGTCCAATAAACGGCGAACACGATGCTCGAAAACCCTTGCAATGCGGGTGTAGTTCAATGGTAGAACAGCAGCTTCCCAAGCGGTTTTTAGGGTCTCCGGCAATGATCCGTTAACTGATTTTGCTTGCAAAATCGCACTTCCCGCTGGTAGATGGGGAAGACTTTTTGGGGTTCCTGTCTGACAATTGGCGAACACGGTGGCGGGGAAGACGTTCAAGCGAAGCCCCCGTCCGCAGATCGCTTAATCCCAGACTTCAATAGGCCCTTTTTGATCGAGCCGGATCAGCCATCGGTTTTTCGGTGCCGACTTGACCTTGCGCGTTTTGAGCGTGGCCCGCGCCTGTGCCGCCGTCACGCCGTCGCGCCCTTGCACTCTATACCACTTGCGCCGATGCACGGGCTTGCCTGTGGCGTCAACGCCGTGCCGCTCCGGTTGCGTCTCGCCCATGCTTTGAAAATTCGCCGCCTTGTAGATGCCGCCATCGTGACCATGCTCAGGGTCCGAATAAGAGATCACGAAACGGATGCCGTGATCTCGCGTCAGTAGCCGATGACAGCGCGCAATGAACGCCGTCAATTGTAGCCGCGCCTTTCCGCGTGATCCGCGACGGCATAGCCGCGAAAGCTCCAAAGTATTGAAGCGGTGCAAGTGGAGGATGCCCGACAAGCGGCGGAAGGTGGCGATGGCATTGGGGTTAGCTCCAAAGCCGTACATGGCGACTGCGTACAGCCGTCCATGAACGAAAGCACCATAGGTCACGGCTACAGCAGTCGGCACCGTGCCGCTGTAATGATGCTCGGCAACAAACGCTTTCGCGTCGGCGCGGGTGATCTCTCGCACGTCGATAGCTGTGGCCGATGGCTTGCGCGGTTGCATCCCCGAAATGTAGGGAGCGCCGCGACAGGCGCTAGGGGGCTAGGTGCGTGCCGCTTCGATCAGCAACCGCCGCCGAACTTCGCGCAACTCCGCCCGCTCGATCTCAGCACGGCGTGGGTCACACATCATGCACGCCATGATCCACGCGCCGTGGGCCGGGCCGAACTTCGGCACTGTCATCGGTGCGGGCGTCACGGGCTCTCTATGTGCGCAATGTCTTGCGCCCATTCCTTCACCGTCACCGGCTTGTCGCCATTGTAGAGCCGGGCCGCGTCAATCCACTGTTGCCGAACGTGCGGCTCAGCGGATTGGAGCAAGGCATAGGTCGCGTCATCGAGCGGCCTTCGGTTTTCGTCGCGGATCATGGTTGAATTTCCTTTCAGGTGTTGCGCCGTCAAGCGCGGGGTCACGTCTGTAGGTGAGCATGATCGAGGCCGCGTGCCAGCGTTCGAGATTTTGAGATTGTCGGGGTGGTGAATTTTTCGTTAATGCCGGGGTCGGTTTTTCTGAGAAGAGCCGGGGCAGCGTCATCGGGCAGGGGGTCGCTGTTTTTTCCGGGCGAGATCAGCGACGTAAGCCCGCATAGGCCTTAAAAACCTGATAGGATTGTAGTCCTCTACCCGGTAGCTCAAGGCACTCCCGCCGCCACTCACTTCCGCGCCACGTCACCAACCTTGCCGCCCACCAACCTAAGCAGTCGCGCCAGCTACCGTTGAGCGCAGCGTTCATGGGCTCAACCGCTGCACTTGTTCGCCACGCGCACGACAGGCCGCGCCGGACACAAGGGCTAGGTGTCAAGGCCCAGAAGCGGCAATCGCTCAGCATGGTCAACGCACAATCGGTGAGGACAGTTAGCGGTTAGGGTTAATGCAGCGGTGGTCGGAGCCTTCTTGCAATTGCGTCGCATGTGCAGCACTGCTACGGCGACTGCTGAGTAGGGTTAATGGGCGTCGGCGGGGTCGCGGCGGCAGCCGGAGGGCCAGTAACCCTACCTTTTAAGGTTGACCATCCCTTAACCGATCAAATAAAATCACTTTTCGTGGGAGGAAGTGCAGCAAAACCGGGCACTTCTACGATGAAGAATTAACGTTAATGCCCGGGGGTCGGCGGCGGCTCGGGCCATTAACCCTACTTTTTGACCGTTTCCAGCCCGGACCCACTCGGGTAAGCCCTTGTTAACCTTAACTATTTACCGACAGTTTGGCATGGTAAAAATGGAACTTCAAACGTAATAAAGTTGCGTGGATCGCCTCTCAAACGACAGATTGTTGCGTAGAAAGGTCGTTTTGCGCAATAAAATTACAATTTCTCGGTTAATTGGTTAAGAAAGATGGTTAATTGCGTGGCCTTTTCAGCCGTCCTGCGTATTCCTGCACCGGCCTGCACCCTTTCCGGGGGCCTTTTCAGCCGTCCTGCGTATTCCTGCACCGTTTACAGGGAACTAAGTGCAGTCGCCGGGCGCAAAAACAGAACTAAGTGAGCGGTTGAGCGGTGGTGAGCGGTAGCCATAGAATGAACCGCTCAACCTAAAAACCCCCATTCTATAAGGCTTATTCTATCTAGTTGAGCGGTTGAGCGGTTAAATAGAGGAAGTCAGGGAATAAAGAGAGAGTAGGGTGAAGTAGAGCAAGAGACAGGGAGGGGGTCTACTCTCCAAAAGCAGAGGGGGAATAGGAACCCACTGCTCACCGCTCAACCGCTCAACCGCTCTACAGTGCCCGCCCGGCTCAAGAGTGACCCGGCTCCGCTCCCTGCCACGTTGCGTTCGCTTGAGCGCGACCGCCTGATCTGCCGCGAC